GTTTTACGCTCATTCAACTCAATATGTGCGCAATGATCTTTTAGATCTATGAGACTGATAAGATAGTGTGCGAGTTCTTTGTCGTTTACTAGTAATTTCATTGATTTAATATTTTCCATGCTGTGCCATTGACTATTTCGTCAGATGTAAATTGCCCGTAGGCCAATGATTGACAATGCTGTGCCACCGATGCGGGATCTGGATACCAAGGTGTGGCAATTTTTGATAGGTCGGTTAGAGCCAATGGGCTTGCTGCACAGGGTACAGTAACAAATGCTGGTATACCGTAGGCAATAGATTCAATCGCTGCAATGCTATTGAATACCACAGTGGCAAATATCCCTTGATCTAATGCATCATAAATACTGTCGTTATTTCTATCAGATCTTGATCCTTTGTGCCTGACCACAATCTGCATGTCTGTGTGTTTTTTTATTGTGTCGATGGTTGTTTCTAACCATTGCGGCATGTCATATCCAAAATAATGACAGGATTTAGGATTAGATACAATCAACAAAATTTTGTTGCCGTTCTTTTTCCATCCCGGCCACTGTAGTCTTCGGTCACTTTTGACCAACGCCTTCCATCTATCTGCTGGTTTGTTTTCTATTACAGATTTTTGTAATTCGTTTTTTACAATTCTATGATACATTTTTTTCCCGCCAGGATTCCCTGCACTGGTAAAATTTCCAAAATATCCAGTATCCATATAATAAAAGTCTTCATGTCTGCTTAGATAGGCATGTATGGATTTTCTTTTTATTATTCCTCTAAATATTGCAGGAGCTGTTCCTGGTATAGATTTTCTAAAGGCTTCTTCCCATGAAGTATCTTCATTTTTCATGTAATAACATCTCCATGGCTTTGCCGTTGCGTAGTTCGCTGTTGTGAAATTGTCCGTACGACAAGTGACAGGCCCACTGATATATTTCATCACTGTCTGGATAACGAGGAGTTTCTATCTGTGAAAGATCCTGAAGTCCCATTGGCTCAGCAGCATTGGTTGGTGCTAGTGTAAAAACAGGTATACCGTGAAATACAGATTCTACTGCGGCTACACTGTTAAAAGTCACTAGTGCAAAAACATCATCATCTAATGCTTCTTGCAGTGTGTTATGCTGTATTCTATCTATGCGTTTGGCTGCACGATCTCTAATCTCTATTGGTCGGTCAGTGTGTTTGCGGATAGTGTCGACAGTGTTCTGTAACCATATATCCATGTCATAGTCGTAGAATCTCATTGGTTTGTCGTCTGGCTTTGCTATTAATATTTTAGAGCCTGTTTTTTTCCAAGATGATATTTTTTTATTGAAATTTTTAAATCTATCATCGGACCTCGGCACAATATTTTTGTGTTGTAGATCGTTCTTCACTATCCTATGCCAATATTTCCAACCATTGGGATTACTGGTAGTAACCTCGTTGCCAAAATATCCTGTGTCTACGTAGTAAAATGTTCTGCCATCAGCCAAGCAACGATGTATGATTTTTTTCTTCAGGATGCCACGTAGTACAATAGGTTCAGAATTGACAGCATAATCAAAGTCGTTGGTATCGGTGATTTTTTTGCCACAGCCCTGTGCTAGCATGTTGATATATGGATCCTGTCCGTCTTTGCTGAGAAATATCATTTCAACATCTCCCGGAGATACTGCTTCCATACTTTATGATAATCACAACGTCTATATTCTTTAAACCACGGACCACCTTCGGTGTAGTGTATGGCTTTAGGTGTGCCATCTCGTGGTTCTTGATACCACCCTGCTAACCAATTCCATTCTGGAGCTAATGCGCCTATCTCTGAGTCATCTAACCATTGGAATCTATGCAGATATTGACCTGTTTGTGAATTTACTATTTCCGGAGTAATCTGTCGATTAGATGGATGACCGCAGTTCCATAGAATCATTGAACTCCAATTTTTTCTAGGGTAAGGTAATTGCTTGCAGCCATCCATCTTGATACCTTCTTTAGGAGTATAATCGTGTTTGACTACCATCACAGCATATTGATCATCGGCCTGATCAAAGAGTTTTTTAACATCGTCGACAAATACAACATCGCAGTCTACAAACACAGCCCAGCCTTTGTAATCGGCTAGGTACGGTACTAGAAATCTCGTGAATGTGAATTCTGTTGAACTAAGGGGATCGATAGATCGAGTGTAGATTCCACTGTCACGAAGTTCACGCTGCTTTAATGCCAACACTTCTGCATTCGATTGGTGTTTGTGTATACTGTGTTCGCAAACTTGATAGGCAATGTCTTCTCGAATATCGTAGCCCACAAATACTTTCATAGTCTTTCTATGTCCTCTTCCACACACGAGTCGCCATACTGTATTTCAATTACTCGTAGTGGCTGGTCAGTTTCATTGCATAATCTGTGCCATTGGGTGCGATTTATATGAATGTGCTGATGTTGGGTGTATTCTCCTAACAGATCCATATCTGTACTTTGATTTATGGTGTATACTGTAGCCGTGCCTTCTGCTACAAACCAATGCTCTGCTCGATCTTGATGTCGTTGCATACTAAGACCTGTCTTGGGATTAACTGTGAGTTCTTTGAGTTTGACGTGATTTCCCACTTCGTGCAGTACTCGATAATATCCCCATGTTCGTTCGGTTTTAGGTGTTTTCCATTCTTGTAGAATCCATGAGCTAGAATTCTTTTTATCTTCGCCGCCAACACCAAACACAAAGTTTAGCATCAGCATCTCTTTAAGTAAGTCCATTTCGGGAATATTTTCTTTAGTTCTATCCCCACCGTTGGCAAAAACAACTTGTGCGTTAGGATATATTGCTCTTACTTTTCTAATAGCATCCTTGGCGCTGTTATCGCTGTCATCAAAGTTAATAACTCGATCAACATCGTGAAGTGCTGCTATGATAGTTGCACGTTCTTCCCAGGGCATAAATTCTTGGCCTTTCTTTCGACGAAGCCACTCATCAGAGTTAACTCCGATAACTAGCGAATCACCAAGTTCTCTAGCTGCTTTGATATAGGCAATGTGCCCAGAATGAAGAGGATCAAATCCACCAGTAATTAAAACAATCTTTTTCATGCAGATATTTATCTGCTAAGTTAATACCGAATTATAAACACGAGTTAGGTTGCTAAATTTGTTAACTTTGCTGTAAATAAACCAAGGATCGTCAATGACCTGATTATTTGGTTTACTTATTTCTTTCATCTTAATTAAATTTTTTACGTCAAAGTTATTATATAGATAATTCCGTACATTTACATCAGTGCCCCAACATAAAGGGTTACTTTCTAGTAACTGTTTAGAAAACTCTTTTACTTCTTGGCATATATCTTTGTGTAAAAAAATTATCATCATTCCTCCCTCAGCACCTGTTTTAGGTTTTAGCCGGGTAAGGTTTACTACTTTATGTTTTTCTAATAGATTGCTAATTAATAGATTATCGATAGGGTTTATTGCTATAACATCGATATCAGATACGCATACGTGTTCGTTCACTACAGGAATAGAATTCCATCGGCTCATACAGTAATATCCACGTGCTGCTCTATCGTCGGCATTGAATTTAACTTTGATTTCTTCAAAGGAAATTTTATCATGAGACAGATAATCAACAGTAAGATGTGGCTGATCCAACCCTACAAAATTTAAGGAAAAAAGAGGACTATTGGAATATTGCTTTATTGAATTAGCATAGGCATTATAAAATGCCTTAAAATAAATTGGATCAGCAGCAGTATGAAAAATCATTCTTGATAAGTAAAGATATTCTCGTGATAGACTTTTTCTACACTTTTATAACCAAGCTGTTCTAAATAAATTTGTATGGTTTCATCAGTAGTTCCAAATTTACTACCATGATTCATCCATTCTAATGCTATCACTGGTTTGAGCCGCTTAATTGTATCTTCGGCTCCTTTTAAAGCCTCAAATTCAAATCCTTCAATGTCCAGATGTATAAGATCACAGACTTTTAAATTTAAATCGTCTATTCTAATTGTAGGGATCATTCCCTCTATAAAATTGTTATTTTCGTCAACTTGAACATGATACATTCCACTGTTACCTCTACTAGTTGTTAAATTCACTAAATTTCTATCATATCCAATACAGGCCTGCATTTTTATTACATTTTTTTCAGTGACATTTGCAACTAAACATTTAAAATTTAAATTGTCAGGTTCAAATGTGTAAACCGTATTAAATAATCTAGCATAAGATTTAACATAAAAACCTGCATTGCCGCCGGCTTCTACTACTACTCTAGTTTGTTTACAATGACGAGAAATTAAGTCGGGTAAATCTTTTTCATTTTGTAACCACGGCCAACACTTTACGTCCTTCAGTGGCCAGACCCATCCATCGACTATAGTAGTTTGTTCTAATTCTTCAGGACTTAATTTTTTTTTACCCATTATGTTTCGTGTTATAAAGTAGCATCTTCTAAGCCAGCAGTTCTAAGTTTAACAATATTGCTTAATTGCCATTGTTTGATATCAAGTGCTTTGATTATACCTAACCATTTATTCCGTAGTAGAGCAAAGTCATTAATGATCTTTTCAAAGTCTACAACGTCAGCTTCGCCTTCTACAAACTTTTCACAGTCTCTAGAGCTTAACTGACGTTGGTAGTTTTCGAGATATTTACGGAAATGCTGACTGCGAAGTCTACGCAGTTCGATGTTGAGATATTCTAAAATGCCTTCAATTTCTTGAAGTTGATTGAATCGATTTTCAACGATGCCGGGCATTTGCGCAGAGGCCTTCTCAATGTTTCCCGCTACGCGGACATCTTGTTTTGCTTGAATTAATTCAGCTTCATAATAGGCCACAGCATCTGGGATATTTGAAATATCCTTTGAAACTCGATCATACCAATTCATTTATTCCTCTTCATTGTAGCTGTCTGCGTCATCTTCAATTTCTTCACCGTCGATGGCATAAGCAATAGCTTCGTCAAGATACGGATCTACTCCTTGAAGACTATCTAATACACTTTCTTTGATACCATAGTCTAACAATGTGTTTACAAAATCGCTGGCCACGTCTGCTCTTTGTTTTTCTGGTATATGTCCAATTACCACATGCCACAGGTCAGCAATTAAATCTTCTTTCATTGAGCTTCCTCCAAATCTGGTTCAACTGTAGTAGTTATCTCAGAAGTGGAAATTTCACCGTGTTTGGAAATATCTTCCATGGCAATATCAAGACCGTCTTTCTCATTGCGTTCCCAAGCCTTGCGGAACTGTTTGATAATCTCGCCGTCTTTGGTAGTGTATATAAGGCTGTTACCTTCTTTCTTGAGCATGCCTTTGGCTTCGAACAGGTCGACTAATCCACTATATGGACTCATACCTGTTTCATAAGGAATCTCAACCTGTACACTTTCAAACGGCTTCGCATAACGAGTTTTCATAATCTTACAGGCTGCACGAATACCCTGTACAGTTGTAGTTTTGTTACCATCTGCATCAAGTTTCAGTTTTAGTTTACGCATAGCAACAACAATGCTAGATGCATAAATGAAACCTTGGCCACCTGAGATCTTATCGTCTGGGTCAAACATATCTTGACTAGCATAGGTGTGATTAGTTGCGACTAAGCCGATACCTAATGATCCAAACATATTAACACAGTTACGAACCAGTGCTGTTAGTGCCTTAGGTTTACGGCCCATGTCACCTTTAAGATCCCCGGCTTGAAACTGGTTAACATCAGTGGGGGTCAGTAACATTCCTAACGAGTCAATGATAAACAATACTTTAGGACGCTCGTCTTCGGGCATCGTTTTATATTCTGCAACAAATTCTGTAATAGTCTTTGCCACATCGTCAATCATAGCCATGTTAAGTTTCAACAACTTATCTGGGCTCGTGTCAACGTCAAGTGCATGTAACCACTTTTCGTCAAGTGCATTTTCTGTATCAATTAAGATTGGAAAAATACCTTGTGCTTGTGCATTCTTAACTAGATTGCCTGAACAGATAAATGATTTACCTGCACCAGACTCGCCAGCAAACACAGTTACCTTGCCTAGTGGAATACCACGTTTGAAGTCACCGCTGATAAGATAGTTTAATGCGTAGTTGTTTGTGCTGACCCAATCAGTCGGGTCGTTAAAGCCAATACTCAGTCCGTCAATAGATTTAGTAATTGACTTTCTAAATTTACTGATATCAAATGCTTTTGCCATTATAGTTCACCCTTTGAAAATTTCTTTGGGCTTACAACAATGTCTTCTCGACCAATTGCTTGTAGCCAAGTGTTTAGTCTTTTAATTATAACTGAATCATCCTTAGGATTATCGAATCTAATATCAATATCCGCCACAGTGTCGCCAGATTGATCTTCACGACTATTATAACTTAGAGAAAAGTTCTCATTTACTTTTAATATTTTTGCCATTGTTGTTCTCCAGAGGTATGAAAGAGAGTGCGAGACTCACTCGCACTTCTCTAGTTTAGTTTTATTGCTTTTGACGATTGCGAATCATGGCAAGAATGTCTTGCGCACGACTAGCACCTTCTGCGGTTGCAGCTGGTGCTGCAGGAGCACTCGCTGGAGCGGGCGCAGCCGCTGGGGAGTCATCTGCATCTTCATCGACCACTGGTGCGCGAACTGCGACTTTGTTAGGATCACCAGTGGCTTGGCCCATACCTGCTGGTTTGAAATACTGGCCCCAACGATCCATATCGTAGGCTTCGCCGTCTACTGATGCTTCAAACATTTCTTTCATGACCTTGAGCTCAACATCTGTGGGCTTCTTAGGAAGAAAGCCGCTGAGATCATACAGTCCGTGAGTGTCGATAGCTGCTTTTTCAACGTCGCTCAATGCACGTTCACGGCGACTCCACTTTGATGTAGAATAGTCAGCAAATCCACCTTTGCTTGTCTTAGCAATACGGAAATCTAGACCTTTCAGGAAGTCTGTTGGCAGTTCATCTAGTTCTGGATCCATTAGTGCTGAACGAATGATATTATAGATCTGAGGACCAATGATGAATCTACGAATAGGGTTTTCTGGAATCTTATCTTCCTTGATCGGATCTTCAACTACGAAGCCTTGGAAAATGTATGAACGCTTTTTCCAATACTTACGACCCATTTCTTCTAGACTCTTGTCTTTGAACCAACCACGCACTTCGCTAAGGATTGGGCAAGCTGTACCGTCATTGTACATTTCAACGCAAGGTACTTGTACCTGCACTGGACGACTATCAGTCTCACCTTTGATGCCTGCGAATGGCAATTTGATCATTGCACGTTCTACCCAGAAAAATGTGTTGTTAGGATTGCCATCGGGTAGCAAACGGATAACCGCTTCCTTGCCTTCTTGCATGTTCCAATGTGGGTAAATTGCGTTGTCTCCACCGCCGGTGGATTGTCCTGTGGACTTTGATTG